TCAGTTATAAGCCCTAGTTCTTTAGCAAACCCTATTATGTAATGCACAATGTTCCACATACTCTACTCCTTAATAAATCTTTAATGCTTCGTCTATTACTCTATCTAAATCAGTACCGTAAGGTAGGTTAACTCTCTTGCGTTCAGCGGTAGCCTCTGTACCTCTGCCTGCTTTAGAAGCTCGCTTAGTTATCTCTTTACGCTCAGTATCCTCAGCTTTTTGGGCAGTGCTGACAGTTCCCTGTCTCTGTTTCCACCTGTAATAAGCATCTTCATAGCTTAGGTGGTGGTAGAGTCGCTGATTCCCATTGGCGGCTGTTAGACGTTTAGCGTTCTCGTCTTCATAGAACTTCAGCACTTCTCTAGCGGTCTCGGCTCTGGGGTCTTCCTCAACACTTGTGCCAGGAGTGAACGTTGGCAGTTCACCTGCACGCTGCAAGGCTGCGATGTCTGTAGCAATGTCTCTACGTTCTTGAGCTGCGTAGCGAGTATTCTCTACCTGTTGTTGCTGGGCTAGGTATCTATCGGCTAGGTTACGAGCGGTAATAGCCTGAGAAGCGATAGCTTGATTAAATCTGGCTTGGTCTTTAATTGAAGCGAACTCAAAATCATCGGGCAGCTCATCGGCTACTTTCAGATTAAGATTGACCGACTTCCCATTACTCACCCCGACTACGTTGATTGATTGCAACCCATCATATATATACTTAGCTAGCTCTTCTTGCGGTGATTGATTAGCCGCCTCTGCAACCTCTTCATCTTCAAGAGCTTCATCGGCATAGTATCCCTCAATCTCTTTTTCGGCTTCCTCTAAGTCTTTAGCTTCTTTGTCTTTAGGGTCTTCCTTGTCGTCTTCTGTCTTTTCAGTCTCCTTAGACTCTTCTTTAGACTCGGCTGACTCATCTTTAACCTCTTCCTCTTTAGTTTCCTCTTCTTTTTTCTCCTCAGCAGGATACTTAGCAAGCAAAGCATCGAGGTCTAACTCGGCTGGTTGTAAGTTTTCTATTACTGGTTCATCGCTTATTGCTATGTCGTTATCGTCCATAAAGTCCTCCTTAGACTAGGTTTAAATTATTGGGGTCGGTCATATCCACTATTGGCTGAGTATCAGGATTAAGCACTTGACCTAATTCCATACGCTCGGCTGGGTTGACCTGTTGTAGCACTTGGTTAATAAGTTGGTCGATTGGCGAGGGGGCAGGAGCACCCATAGCTGGCGAAGCCATTGGTGGCATGGAGGCCATGCCTTGTCCCATTGGCGCCATAGGTGTTCCCGGCCCACCGCCAGGCATCGGTGGTTGCATTGGTGGCATACCGCCCATTGGAGGTTGTCCAGGCATTCCAGGTGGCATCTGTCCAGGCATCGGAGGTTGTCCCATCATTGGCTGTTGTGGTTGCGGCGGTGATTGTGGTGGTTGGCTCTCAGCTTCAATCTGTTCAGGGGTCTTGCCGACTGCATCAAGAGCTTGGCGCAGTTCAAAACTATTAATCTCTTGCTCGACTATCTTAAGTAATTTCATTTGTTTAATACGTGTAGACTTTAAGAACTCTGAGGTTATCATCTGCTTACGGTGAGTAGCTAAGTGATCTTCATCAGCATCATCATAAGGCTTAACGTCTTTAGCTCCGCCCATGATAGCCACGTACTCAGCTAGAGCCTTAGAGTCCTGTCCTTTCATTAGAGCATCTTTGCTTAGACTCATTGGGTCAGTCTTCCACTTAACCCAGTTCTCATATCTTTGCTGAGGGTTATCAAGGTCTAGGTCTTTGAATAAGTCGAGTGGTGAGATAAGTCCCATCTTAGCTAGGTTCATGGCTACTGATTGAGAGCGAGCTTTATCGTAAGGGAGAGTTGAGCCTGAGGATATGTTAACCATCATGCCCTTTTCAATCACGTTACGGTCTAAGGCTACATAGTCAAACTCACCATCGCCACCGTTATGCACAAACCAGTGCTTCTCGGTATAGTGGACTCTCATCATCTGGACTAGGAAATTGAAGTACTCGCCAGCTGTAAACTCAACCGCTCGGATAAGTCGGTCTAATCGTCCAGAGGCTTGGTTCTTAATCATCATCGCTTCGGTAGCTGTCTGGTCGCCACTAGCACTTGTTTGGTTCGATCCCTCGAGTTGAGCAGGTGAGGCCATTAGTGTTTTAATCGAAGTACGCAAGTCCATCTTATCCTCAACCACGTAATCAGGTAGCATGTGAGGTGGTATCTGCATCACATAATCAGACAAGGGTCTACCGTTAGTAGCAATGATAAACTTCTGGTTCGGATCGCCGACTAAGTTCTCGACATCATCAGCCGTAATCCCCTCGCTGGAGAAAGCTAGGAAGCCATTGGCTGTGTCAGCATTTTGCATGATCTGAGAGCCACGCTTGTTTAATACATCTTGCATGGAGTAGGCTTGCTCAACAGGTGTAGTCTGATCAATCCAGTGTGTCCCATCGTTTAGATAGTTCAGGGGAATGTAGGGCTTGCGTGGTTTGTCTAAGAAGTTAGTCAGTCGTCCGTTGTCTCCCTCATATATCCAGTTAGGGTCTTTGTACTGAGCGAGCATGACGTCTTCGACAAATTCAAACACCATCTCAATCGGTTCGTCGCCGTAATTCTTATAAGTAGTAGCGTGGACTTCCCACCAAACAACCTCCGCTGATAGTTGACTCTTAGTGCCTCGCTTAATGCTAAGAGCAGTCAGTATCTCTTTCTTTTTCTTAGGATAACGCTCAACAATCTTTTCGATGCTCTCTTTGTGGGCTTCAGCTATAAAGTCAGGGTTAGCGTTCATTAAAGAGTTCTTGTCGACCACAATCCAGTCAGGGTTCATAACACTTGGGACAATCTCGCCCTCTGGCCCGATATCAGGGTCATAGTGAAGTTTAATAACGCCTACTCGTTTGACTAAGTTATCGTGGACTGCTAGTTCGAATATCTTAGCAAGGTTGTGTCGTTCACTGTGTGAGTTAATCCCTTTGTTTAAATCTCTAGCTAGTAAGCGTGATTGCTCGGTGTCTTGTGATGGCCAGACTTCAACCTTAGGAGTAGAGGCAGTAACGTAAGCCATGATGGTATCAACACCAACATGTATCTCATTTTCAATGTAAGGGATTGAATAACGATAGAGCTTAGAAATATCTATCTGTTTACCAAGCACCATACGCTCAGACTGAGCACGGGCATAGCGGAGGTTATAGCCTTGCATATCGTCCCAGTAACCAATAGAGTCTTTAATCCTGCTGCGTAGGTTGCGGATTATCTCACCTTCTGGTAAGGCGGTAGTTAGTCGTGCGAGGGAGTCAACAACACCAGACTCGCTGCTGATATTATCTACACGAGTATCTGGGAATGGCGTTGCAATTTGCTCGTAGTCCAAGTGGGTAACCTTTTATAATGTTTATTTAGCAATGTCGCCATTCAGTGCTAAGCGCATTGTATCACAAGTCAAATAGATTGTATCATAATACTATAGTAGACCTCACAACGCTTACACTTTATACGCAAGTAATTATCCCTCGAAATCTTAACAATCCGTGCCGGAATACCTAAGCCCACAACTATGTACGCAACTTGGCCTTTAGCCTCACATAATACATTGCCGTCCTCCACGCAGCGTATGTACCTAATCGGGTCATCAGCTCGTTGGTAAACATAGATTATTGACTCTCTTATCTCGTTCATCTTGGATATCTCCAGTCTCTGCCTCTCGGCTTTAATGTGTCCTTAACTGCCTTAGCCATAATCTCATCAAGGCCTGCTCCGACTAACTGGCCCTCTTCATCAACATAAGCTGCCTTCGGTTTCTCGTTGGGATCTTTAGGTGAGACAACAGCCGACTCGTTAATTCTTACCTTCTCAGTCTGATATAGCTGCCACGCTATACCTAATGCCATAATCAGGTCATCATGTGCGCCAACCTCAGCTTGAGCTTTCCACGCCCCACTATTGCCTTGGACTATAACAAAGCCCAGTAGCTCGTTAATCGTGGCTCGGTCATAAATAGTTAAATAGAAGCTGTCAATCGCTTCCTTAAGATCGCCTAGCATAATTGGTCTTGATGAACCATTAGTATCCCAGCCTAGTTTGATACTCTGCTGCATACCTCTAATTGTGCCAACGTCATTCTTTTGCTGATAGATAGTAAATTGATTGGCATGGTTCATGCGCTGCAATCTCTCAAGCTCTGCAGTACCGCCGTTGTTACGCTCATAGGATACAGTAGGCTTAACTCTAGTCCAGTTATATATAGTCGTTAGCATATCGAACAAAGCCGGGGTCATCTCTGATGATAACTCGCGAGAATGATAAACTATCGGCACATCACGCTTTAGCGTTGAGATGAATTGAGCAGCACAGTAATCGCCTCCACCCCATGCTGTATCGACGCCAACAACAATGAACTCGTCTTCAGCTGGCTTGCGGTATATTTTGAAGTTGTCGTTTTTCATATTGCTCGATAAATCTTAAATGAACTTTTAATGAGTCTTGGTTAAAGTACATATCGCCTGAGGATAAGAAAGCTTCCTCTGGTGTCTCAGGATACTCTTGATCGAATAGTCTGCCTAGTCTTTGCCTCTCACGTGCTAGGAACTCGGCAGAATAGAAATCACTGGCCTTATAAAACAACGGCTTGAATGTAGATTGTCCGTTAACTGAGTCGTCCCACAGTGTCTTGAACTCATTAAACCCATTAGCTGTGGTCTCAATGATAAACTTACCAGTTGGAATTAAAGCTGTGCCTGCCCCGGCAAGTATATCTCTAAGCTTAGGATAAAAGGCTGCCTCAGATAAATGTAGATTAGTGATTGTCTTTGATCTACCAAACTTAGTATTCTCTGCTGTCCCGATAATGTAGCGTGAACCATTCAGAGCATTCTCTAGCTCATACTTCGAGTTATATTTGAGCGGTATCTTGAACCCCATGTGGTCTTCATAGGACTGAATAAAACCTTTAACCCGTGCTAGTAAGTCAAGGGCGTTGTCGGTGATGTCAGCCACAACCACAGACAGTGAGTTATCCACAAGTATGAAGTCAGCCGTAAACAGAGCTAGGATAAGACTAGAGAAGCCTTGCTGCCGTGCTTTGAGGATAATGTCTGTTCCGCTAGCTTCACTCATGAACTTAGATTGAATAGCGTTTAGTTTAAATGGAATGTACTGGCGTGTGTCTTTATCTAGTACGGTCAGATTATCTGAGATGAATGGAGAGTATTCATTGTATGCCATACTTGTTCTTTTGTTCTTTGATTATCTGATAAATGTTAGTTGAGCCTCTGTCCTCAGTATGCCCTTTAAGTTTAAGTCCAGTCTCTAAGTATTTGTGTCTAATAGCATAGTCTGGCTGTATGTCTACAAAACTCTCATCTGACTTAACGCCCATGACCACAGCCTTAGTTGCTCCTAAGCCATCGTCAAGTACTTTGGCTAACTTCTCGTCAGTTATGCCCATTTGTTCTAATAGTTCACGAAAGCCCTTAGATTTAGTAACTTTGCTCG